GACTTCTCTAGGTTTGCTGCGTTCATGTAGCCACCTCCACATTTTTTATTTGCGCTGTTTCTCCATCAAAAGTTACATAAATGTATTGGGCTTCTTTTGCATAATTTTCATGTGTAGATTCGGTAAACCTAAAACCTAATGAGTGATGAGCCTCTAACCGAAACATGATGTGTTTGTCGGGTTTCGGTTTAATACGATATTCACGATGCACCTCCCAATCAGGTTTTAGGGTAGGAATCCAATTTTGTTTTTCTCCTCCTCTAACCTCAATTTCAGCGCCATCAGCCCAAGCCTTTATCAATGCTGCGTGTTTATGTGGGTTGCTCACGATATATCCTCCACTCTCAAAACGTATCTGCCTTTAACATTCTTAAGTGATTTCCAATAAGGATTGTTTTTACCCCATTGATAAGTCCCGTGAAGTTTTCTATCTGCTACGTTGTTGGATGGCGTGTCCCACCTAAGATTTTCAAGCCTGTTATCCCCTGGCTTGCCATTGTTATGACAGGCTTGCATTCCATTAGGTCTAGGTTCAATAAAAGATTCAAGAACTAAAACATGAACAAAACGTAATTTCCCACCAATCTTGACTCGCCAATAGCCATCACCGTTTTTTTTGGGATTTAACATCCGTTCCGGCAAATTTCTATCTCCATAGCGAGAATGATGTGCAATGTGAGAAATACGTTTGACTCTACCCATATCGGAAACTTCATAGTTTGGAAAGCCATATACAGGAACCCAAATTTCCATAATTACTCCTAAGAGATGTCCTCAATACGCATGACGTATTTTCCCTTAGAATTCTTTCTGTGTCCATGTACTTCTATTCGGATACCGGCCTTACGGACTAACGCAACCGTGGGTGATTCTTGAATCTTCTTGATGCGCTCTGCGACACCTGTGCTAGTCACTTGAACCGCTAACACTTCGTTCTCACGAATAGCCAGGATGTCGCACCAGCCCCACAAGTCTTGCCGCTGCTTGGTAAAGCTATTCCACTTCTCCACTATCGCGCAGAAATAGCCCTGCTCCCGCAGATACTCAAGACTTCGTTGTGTAGGACTAGACTTAGCCATCAGAACGGAACTTCATCGTCCTTAAATGGGTCATACTCTCGCGGCTTCTTTAATGTCGGCGCTGGCGCTTCCATTGGTGGCTTGCGGTAATTAGGGTCAGGTGTCCAGTTATCCTGTGCCAGAGAAATCAACTCACCGACTCTGGTGGCTTTCTTCCAAGCAGCTAACTTGATCTGCTCACCAGCCTTCACATCTCTGTCAATGGTGATCACGCCCTTGTAGTCAGGTTGTGCCGATCCTGGTGCTTTCTTATCGTTCTGAAAGAGAACGCCCTTACCTGCTTCTGACTGATGCTGTTTCATGCTTCCTCCAAGGTAGTGACTGCCGCCAAAACTTTGGTCTTTGCTGTTGGCGTCATGTTTTCAATAACGTGCTGGTTTGCCTTCTTGAAGGCTTTGAGTTTCTCTAGCTTCTGCTTGTCATCTAGCTTTCCTGCTTTTACCTTTGAAATCATCTGGTAGAAAATACTCTCCCAATCTTCTAAACTCACCGCTGTATCGTATGGTTCGTCCTGACCTGGAATGTAGAGTGGCAAAAAATCCTCACCTACCTTCTTGGCATTTGCTATGTCTTCGACGATCTCTGCTGCTCCCATATCCTTAACCTCTGGCGCACTAGCCTTCGCTGGTTTATCGTCAAAGTCTTGGACTTCCTCCACTGAGTAGGTTCCGACCACGCAGCCTGGGTAGACAGCCCGTATGCCCTCGCTAATGCAGCGGCTTCTAAGCATCGCCCTTGGGTATTTAACCCATCCACTACCAGGCTTGACCAGACCGATATGCTTTGCTTGATCAAGCGTCCAAGTAACAGTGATACTGCCACCAGCAGGATGACTGAAAACGCCAGCGACTCTCTCATCTGTGTAATCCTTCCATTCGACTTTGCCGCCTGAGTTTTGGAAACGTGCCAGCATTGCGTCAGCTTTGAGTGCTGGTCTGCCTTGAATGATGTGATAGTCACGCGCAGCTATCGCAGGGTGCTGACCTTCTGCTTGGGCTATCAGCATTAGTGCCATGGCTTCATCTGCGGTCTTGACACCAAATAGACCGGACTTAGCCACAGCTAATGCCATACGTTCTATGTCTTGAACGGGTACTAAGTTACTCATTTCTCATCTCCTACTTTAAAAGGAATCGGCGTGAGCCTGGGGTTTCAACAACAAACTTGTTGTAGATGTCTGGCATGGCTTGCTGGAACAACTTGCTATCAAACTTGCTGGAAGACTTAGCAGTACGCCACGTTGCTAGCGTCCTGCCACCTAAGTCTGTCAACGTACCCTTCTCTGCCATGTAGCCACGGATAGCGACCTCTAGGGCTTCTGACTGTTCCTCTAGTTCCTTGATCTTGGACTTGTAGGCTTTCAAGGCTTCACAGGCTTTCTCAACAGCACCAGAAGCCACAATGGTTTCTTCTGTGGACTCAGGGTAGATCAGCTTTACGCTGTCAAGAGAATCAGGTTCTGGCAGGGTATTTGTCGCTACCATCCCCCAAAGTTTTGCCATTTGTCGGATCAGGTCTTCTTTCATCTCTGGCGTGATGTTGAAGTGATAGGTGCGGAAGGCCTGACCGCCGAACAGGACTGCAAGGTATATTGACTCCACGTTATGTACGGCAGCTTCGTGGATGAGTTGCGCCATATCAGCAGCAGGAACCACACCTGTTTCTTCGTCGAACTTAGACATAACGCTAGCGTTGTAATTTTTGCATTCAACGAGTATGCGTCCATCTGCTGAGATGTAATCAAAGTGAGAGCGCAGCCAGAGTTCATCTTGATGTGCCAGTGCATAGTCTGCGTCCCGTAGTTCAATGCGGTGCTTGTCTTGAAACAGTCTGGCAATGGTAGGTTCCATTACTTTGCCCATCTGGACAGCTTCTATGCCAGAGAGATCAGGCACTTCCTTCTTGCCTAGCTTTTCTAGGATGACATCAGCAGCTTTGCCATTAGCGGCTTTACGGCTGTCACCTGACCACCAAGCAGAACGCCGAATCTCTGGCGCGAAATCAGATTGATTAGGACTTGTCATTCGTTTCCCCTTTAGTAACTTCTAAGTATTGACGGATAGCTATCTGAACTGCTTGCTCAAAGGTGATGTTGAGTATCATTGCGCGACAGGCAATGTCACAGGTGAGCGACCAGGGTAGTTGGTTCACTTCATTTGTTATCATTTTTGTAGACCCATCCTTCCTTGTCATAGACCTTGATCGTTCCGTCTTTCAGTCTGAGATGGATACGGTCATTAGCGGCTGTCCAGCAGCCATAGAAAGCGTCTTGCTTGGATGTTTCTATGTAGCCAATCAAGAAGTTTTTAGGACACCAGTCAGCAGTCTGTGTGGTCAGGATGATCTTGCCGCCAGCTTGGGTTTTGGCTTCCCACCATTCTTCTGAAAAAGCAGGGTTTGCTAGCAAAACTGAGAAAAAGATAAGTTTCTTCACGGCGCACCCCTTTCACGGATAGCAAGTGCAGCTACTTGGTAGTAGTTCGACAGCTTGTCTTTAGCCGCCATCTCATCTAAGACTTGGGCGCAAGCTTCACGTTCTGCTGCAACAGCTTCCCGCACCAGGACGCAAACAGGACGCTGACAGTCAGCATGGCAGGTATGTATGTCTGTAGTCATAGCATCCCCTTAGAATGGTGCGTCACGCATAGCTTCTTCGAACTCCTGGCGCTTCTTTTCTTGTTCTATTTGCCTGTCTTCATTCAGGACAAAGAAACGCGCAGACTGACCGCAGTCACCAAGCCGGTAGGACTGACGTTGGGCAAAGCAATAAGGGTAGTCTTCCTTGCCAGTTACCATGCTGACCTCGGTAACTTCTGGATTGATGCAGCGATCTCGCTGACCGTGCTGGTTGCCGTAGAACGCGCAGTCTACGCACAACTTGATGTCTTTCAAATACGTCATAACTAATCCCCTTTCAAGGTTCTAATCTCTGTGCAAAATTGCACAACCGGACATTACAGTAACACAAACAACTTTAACAATGAGTAATTTCTATCGTTTCACAACAGTCAATAGTCTATCTTCTGGCATACTTCATGCTATATATGTTATGTATTCATACAATATAATTGAAAGACAGATATAGTTAGGAAGTAATATAGTAAAACCCGAAATATAGTAGGAATACTGTCGTATTCCTGACGATAGTAGATAAGACGCCTTATATTATTTCAACCATGTAATGCTTTGAAACTTAACTACATGGTATAGGTGTTAGTACCACAGACGTTAAAACGTCTGTCGTTATATAACATATATACGGGGTGTTGCTTATTTGCCAAATTGGGGTTTCTTGGGTTTTGGGGTTTTGAATCCTAGGGCTTTGAACCTGGATCGGAGATCGGTTTCGGCAGAGCTTCGGTACTTGAACCGCTGATCGAGAATGGATGTTGGCTTGTCCGCTTGCGAAATCGCGCGCGCGGGAGAATTTTTGACTAAGGCGAGTTTCTTGGCTGGTGACATGGGTTGCTCCTGGTTGCCAATGCCTCTAGGACGCGATTTAAGGTACCTGGGAGGCGTTAAAAAGAAATAAGGCTATCACGACAAGGGTCAACCCCATTGACGCGCCATAGCCTCTGCAATTCCTAAGTAGGTTGTTGACCGAATTTTCCAGCGGTCTTTGCTTGGTGGCAATTTGTTTTGACCGGAGTCTGTCTGATTACTCCAACGTGGTTTGCCATCAATCATGCGCGGGGGAATTTCTTGCGTTGGCTGCAATAGCGGTAGATTTTTGAGCCATAGGCAAGTTGCTTTGCTTGCATCATGTCCAAATTGATAGGGTTGGACAGTTTGATCGGGTTTCCTGATCTGCGTTGAAATAACGCCTATAGGGTTTTCTAAGGCGATTTTAGGAATAGGTGCGTCAAGTAGTAGCTGGACGAATTCGAGAGCGTCTAGCGTCATTTTGGCGCGTTCTGGACGCTTTTTATTCCAATGCAGTCCTGATGAGCATAAGTAGGTGCATGGAGGGTGAGCAATCATCAAATCCCAACCATCATTCAGAACATCTCTGATGTCACCTTGATAATGCAAACCTGGTTGTTCAGTTGGCAACAAATCACATGACAGAGCGTAATGTCCGGCACGGACAAAAGCATCTCTCACCGTGCCGGAGTATTCGCAAGCTACTAGGACGCGCATCAAGCTATTCTCATGACGTAATGTGCCTGAGTTGGCCCTGAAATGTCCGTAGATTCGCCGATCAGCAGATCAGTAACGTACTGGATGTCATCATCTGAGTAACCATTATCATGGTTGAAAAATTGAGCATCATGAATTTCAGTTACGAATTGATCTGTTGAAACATTCCAGACGCAGACAAATTGTTCATGACCGTACATTTGATTTTTTTGCATGATCTAATCTCCTTAAAAGGATAG